CTTGATTCTACCAAGAAAAAGTTCGGGGCTCTCAGTCCGGGTTTGATGAAGGACATTGCGCGAGCTTACTTGGACGACATCCTTGGTCTCCTCCCTGCAGGCGCTCTTGATATGTTGGAACCGTTGACAAACAAGGCCACCATCAATGGCATTCCGGGAGTGCGTTTCATTGACAAGATGAACTTCAAGTCATCTATGGGTGAACCATACAACAAGTCCAAGAAGCACTTTCTCTCTGGAGTTGAAGGTGACATGCAATTCAGTGATGAAGTGTTGGAGCGTATCGCCTACATTGAGGAATGCTACAGCAACGGCACGCGTGCAGCCCCAGTGTTCAGTGGTCAACTCAAGGATGAGCCACGTGCTCTAGAGAAGATCAAAGACGGCAAAGTGCGCGTGTTCTCCGCCGCTCCAGCAGACTGGAGTTTTGTGGTGCGAAAGTACATGCTACCAGTGATCAAGCTGATTCAGGAGAACCCTCTCATTTTCGAAGCATCTCCAGGTTGCACCGTGCAGTCGCTGGAGTGGCAGGCATACTATGTCTACCTCACCGCCCATGGTGCTGATCGCCTAGTTGCAGGAGACTATGGCAAGTTCGACAAGAAGATGGAGGCGCTGATTATTCTGCTCGCCTTCTGGATCATGCGAGGAATTTATGCGAGAGCAGGATGGACTGAAGAGCATTTGGTTGTTTTCGATTGCATCGCCGAAGACACAGCCTATGCGTTCACCAACTTCAATGGGGATTTGATTTCCTTCATGGGATCGAATCCATCGGGACATCCGCTCACGGTCATCATCAATTGTATTGTGAATGCGCTCTACATGCGCTTCGCATTCGTGACGTTGTGTCCGTTTGAAGGAACAACGTATGAGAAGGCACGTCGCTTCAAGGAATTTGTAAACCTCATCACGTATGGCGATGACAACGCCATGGGTGTGTCGCGGGCAGCTGACTGGTTCAACCACACTGCTATTCAGAATGCGATGACGGAAATTGGTGTGGAGTACACCATGGCAGATAAAGAGAGTGAATCTCTGCCATTTATCCACATCAAGGATGTGTCTTATCTCAAGCGCACGTGGCGTTGGGATGAAGATGTGGGAGCCATCATCTGTCCACTGGAAGAAGGATCTATTCGCAAGATGTTGATGATCTGTAATCCATCGGACACAGAATCGCCGGAATTGCACATGGCAAGTGTTATGTCCTCGGCGATCAATGAATGGTTCTGGTATGGCAAGCAAAGATTCGAAGAAGAAAGATCTTGGATCATTGCTTTGGCCGCGAAGAATGGACTCTCTCAGGAGTTGACGTACAAAGGGGCTCCTACGTGGGACCAATTGTATGATCGCTTCTGGAAGGCGTCCGAAGGCATCACCAATGCCGACCTGGGGTGTGAGTCAGAG